ATATGGTGAAGTAGTTTTAGCATATGACTCTAGACATTACTGGAGAAAGGAGTATTTCCCAGAATACAAAGCAAGTCGTAAGAAAGGTAGAGAAACAGACGACAAAGATTGGAATAAAATCTTTGAAGTTTTAAATAATATTAAATCTGAATTGAAGAACATATTCCCATATAAATTCTTAGAGGTGTATGGTGCCGAAGCAGATGATATTATTGCTGTTCTTGCTAAGAAGTATCAAAATGAGAAAGTAATGATAGTTTCTGGTGATAAAGATTTTATTCAATTACAAAAATATAGTAATGTAAAACAATACAGTCCAACGCAAAAGAAATTTGTCAATGGTATCGACCCTTATACATATATAAAAGAACATGTACTTAGAGGGGATAAAGGTGATGGTGTTCCGAATGTGTTATCACCTGACCAAACCTTTGTAAATGAGATAAGACAAAAACCACTTAGTAAGAAAAAGATGGAAAGTTTGTTGAGTCTAGATGTTGATAGTTATCCTGATGAAATTAAGAGAAACTATCAAAGGAATGTCATGTTAATTAATCTAGATAATATTCCTGCTGAGTTAGAGGAACAGATTCTAGATGAATACACTTCAGCACCTTGTGGTGACAGAAGTAAACTATTTAATTATTTTATTGAGAATAAACTTAAAACATTAACCGAATCGATTGGAGAATTCTAATTATGCATTTATTATTTAATGAAATCTTAGAAAAAGTTTCTAAGGCAAAAACTAAACCACAAAAGATTGATATCTTAAGAGAACATAAAAGTGATTCTTTAAAGATGTTAATTAAATCATCATTTGATCCAAAAATTGAATGGGCATTTCCTAAAGGAGATGTACCATATGTTCCTAACGAAGCACCAGCAGGAACTGAACATACTCTTTTAGAGTCAGAGTGTAGAAAGTTGTGGCACTTTATTAAAGGTGCGGATAGACAAACACCACAATTTAAGAAAGAACAAATGTTCATACAAATGCTTGAAGGATTACAGCAAGAAGAAGCAAAGGTGTTGTTATCCGCAAAGGATAAAAATTTACATCAGATGTATAAAGGACTGTCAAAACAGGTAGTTAAGGAAGCATTCAACTGGAATGATGATTTTATGCTCAATGAGTAATAAAATTATTTTTAAACTCTTTAATTATCAGTAACTTGCATGCTTGACATTTCTCGTCCAGTAGTGTATAATAGTGTTTTCTTTAGAGGATATTCATGACAATTATGAGAGATAATTTAATTGAAGTAATTGGTGGTAAAAAGTCTCAAAGAGAAGTTGCGCATAAAGTTGTAGCATTTATGATTAAGAAACTTATGCCCAGACTAAAAACACTTGAGATCACTGTTGAATTGAAAAAGATTCCTCAAAGAGATAAAGCATGGGGATTGGTTGAGATACAAGATAATAATCGTGAGTTTATTATTGAGTTAGAAAAGACTTTGTGTTTATATGATTTTGTGACATCCCTTATACATGAAATGATACATGTAAAACAATATGTTCGCAAAGAATTAACTGATGAAGGACATAATGTTTTTTGGAAAGGTGAAGATTGTTCCAAAATTGCTTACTCAAAACAACCATGGGAAGTAGAAGCATATACATTACAAGGTCGTTATTCAATTGAATTTTGGGAGAGTGGTATATTATGAAAATTAAATTATTAAACACCATGACTGCGTTTCTATTGGTCGTTATTGTATCATTATCCGCACATAGTATGAATGAAGTTCTTACTAAACAAGAAGCAGAACAATTATCAGAAATAGTTGTTGAAGGTGTCGCATATACTGATAGTCAATTATCTTGTCTGGCAGATAACATTTATTTTGAAGCAAGAGGGCAAGGTAAAGTTGGATGGTTGGCAGTTGCTTTTGTTACAGTAAACCGAATGAACGATAGTCGTTATCCAAACACAATCTGTAAAGTTGTACATCAAGCACCCACTCGTGAAAGTTGGAAAAAGAATGGTAAGTATTATCCAATCAGAAACCAATGTCAATTTAGTTGGTACTGTGATGGGAAAGCAGACGATATACACAATGCAGAATTATATGGTGAAATATATTCTTTTGTTGAGAGAATTATGACACCAGAATATCAAATTGATTATATTGATATAACTGATGGTGCTACACACTACCACGCAGATTATGTTACACCTGCTTGGGCAGAAACTAAAACTAAAACTGCGGAAATTGGAGACCATATATTTTACAGATGGGAGACAAAATAAAACAAATAAATGATTATTTCAGATACTCTGGTATCTGGATAGGTTTCGTGTTCAATCCAGTACACTGGTTATTTGACCTTGATACTTCGATTGGCGGAAGTGATGATGAAATTAAACATATCTTTAAATTTAACTTGACTTTTGGGTTTGTATGGGAAGAATAATAATTGATAATGGAGAATGGTGATATGAATATTTTTTACCTTGACAATGATCCCAAGATATGTGCTGAGATGCATTGCGACAAACATGTTGTGAAAATGATTATCGAGTACGCACAAATGTTATCTACAAATCATAGGTATCTTGATGGTCAAATGTATTTTGAGAAGTCTGCTAATACTGGTCGTAACATAAAGCGATGGAAACTAGATGATGATCGTGAAGAACACATGTACAAAGTTGCACATCTAAATCATCCTTCTACAGTGTGGGCAAGAAAATCTAAGAAAAACTATATATGGTTATATGAGTTGTGGATTAATTTGTGTCAAGAATACACTTACAGGTATGAGAAAATTCATCTTACACAAACTAAACTTGAGAACTACTTAAACAGAGTTCCAAACAATATACCTGATGGTGAGTGGACTCAGCCAACTCCTGCGATGGCACATGTTCCACAATGTATTGTACCAAACGATTCGTTACAATCATATCATAACTACTATGTAGAAGATAAAATTAAATTCGCAACATGGAAGAAAAGGGAGATACCAGAGTGGTTTCAAAAAGCAGTGGCATGAAAGTTGAACAAGTCAAACAAATAGACTTAATTAAGAAAGAAATTTCAGAACTTAATAAACAACACTATGAGTCATTGATAAGAATAAGAGAATTGATAGAAGAAAATGATCAATTACGAAAGAAAATAAATCAACTTGAAGACACTCTATATGATATAGAAAATTACAGAGGAAAATGATGCCAACATATACATTTAAAGAAAAAGATACAGGAGAAACATTTGATAAGATTATGAAGATATCTGAGAAAGCAGATTTTCTTAAAAGAAATCCAAACTTAGAATCTGTATTATCAGCACCTGCTTTTGTGGGTGACCACATAGTTAAGAAAATGGATGGTGGTATGAAAGAAACACTCCAAAGAATTGCTGAGCAACATCCTGGAAGTAATCTGGCAGATAGGTTTGGTGATAACAGAACGATTGCTCAAAAGAGAACAGTTGATGTTGCAAGAAAACATGGGATTTTAACTAACAAGTATAAATAAATCATTATGAAAGTAAGAAATTTTGTACAAAAACACTTGAAAAAGTTTTGTAAGGCAAAAGTTGAAAAGGATCGAAAAAAAGAATCCAAGAATGGTTATGTCAAACATAAAATGGTGAAAAATTATGAATAGAGATGGTGATGGTTTTCTTGTAGATTATAATGACTGGACTCCAGAAATTATGCATCAAATGGCACAAGAAGATAACTTTGAAATTACAGAAGAAATAGAAACATACATTAACAGAGCAAGGGAAATGTTTAACGAAACAGGAACTGTTCCTGCTGTTCGTGTCTTTGCTAAAGAGTTTGGTATGGATAGAAAGGCAAGTAAACTTTATGAGGTCTTTCAATCTGGACCAATGAAAAAGATTGCCAAATATGGTGGTCTGCCTAAACCAACAGGATGTGTATAGATGTCAAAAAAGCAAGAAATTAATTTAAATCACATGGTTGAAATTAAACCTGTGACTGACAGTCAGAAGATTGTATTTGATACCTACAAAAAAGGACTTAATCAGTTCTTGTATGGTTGTGCTGGTACTGGTAAAACTTTTGTTTCACTATACCTAGCACTCAAAGATGTATTGAATAACGAAACACCATATGATAGAGTGTGTTTGGTTCGTTCATTAATACCTACAAGAGAAATAGGTTTTCTTCCAGGAGATGAAGAGGATAAAGCAGCACTTTACCAAGTTCCATATACAAACATGGTTCAGTTTATGTTTCAACAACCTAATGAAGATGCATTCAAAGGATTGTATGATAGACTCAAGAATCAAGGCAGTTTGTATTTCTTGTCAACTTCATTCTTGAGAGGATTAACTTTTGACAATTCAATTATTATTGTTGATGAATGTCAGAATCTAAACTTCCATGAGTTAGATACTATCATTACTCGTGTCGGTCAAGATTCTAAGATTATATTCTGTGGCGACTTTAATCAAACAGATTTAATTAAGACAAATGATAGAAATGGTATTCAAGACTTCTTTAGAATTATTCAGAACATGGAAGAATTCAATGATGTAGAGTTTGGTATACCAGATATCGTAAGATCTGGGTTTGTCAGAAGTTACTTAATAGAAAAAACTAGATTAGGAATGGGAATAGAATAATGAGATTATCTAAAAACTTTACATTGAAAGAATTTACAAAGAGTCAAACTGCTGAAAGAC